TTACCCATTGGCGCGGCTTAAGAGCTTATTTTTGAATTCACAATGGTCACGATATAACCATCTTGCTCGTCCGTGGATAACTTTGGCTTTAGGCAGGTCGCCGGACTTAATCCGGTCATAGATGAAGGTCTTACCGAAGCCAGTATCAGCCATGATGAATTTCAAATCAACCAGTGAATCAGGCTGTAGTTCGTGTTGCATGAGTGCTATCTCCGAATAGGGAATCGAACCTGCAAATCAGGCAAGAAAAAACCGCCATCAGGCGGCTTGGTGTTCTTTCAGTTCTTCAATTCGAATGTTGGTTACGTCTGCATGTGCTATCTGCGCCCACAGCATCCAGTGGTCATAGCAGTCGCTGATGTTCTCGGCTTCGATAACTCTGTTGAATGGTTCTCCATTCCATTCACCTGTGACTCGGAAGTGCATTTGTCATCTCCATAAAATAAAACTCGCCGTAGCGAGTTCAGATAAAAGAAATCCCCGCGAGTGCGAGGATTGTTATTCACCTTTAACGGCAAGTTGCAGGTTAGCCACGGTTTACCTCCTGCGGCGGTTCCGGTAGCGGCATCCAGTGAGTTGCTTGCTCAATGCCATTACCCGGCTTAATCGTTGCATCTCCGCGCCGAAAGGTGCTTCCGGTATAGCGTGCGGAGCATATTAGCGGTTCAACCAGAGAGCTATCGAAATTCACCGAAATAAGCACGTTCTGGCCCTTTTCAGGCATTCGCTCACTACAGCTTATCCAACCATCCGGAGTTACCGGATAGTTGCCATTCACAAGGTCAGCTCGAACAAATAGCGTGTCATCATGGTGCTGATTGTGGCTGCACCACGTTAATTCGCTTAACTCGCCATCTTCTGGCCATACTCCAGCCGTTTGCAGCCAGATATGGGCTGGCGCATCCAGGCAAGGTGTATTAACTGGAAACTTGTAAGTTTGGCTTACAGGTTCGGCTTCCAGCGATGCCAGTGCAATCCGTGCCAGTTCCATTTGTTCGCCACGGGTAAGTCCGTTTTCAAGCGGATTTTTAATGAACAATTCGATACGTTCTTTAGTGATAGTGCTCATATCACTCTCCTTTGATGCGAATGCCAGCGGCGCGGATTGCAGCGATGACTTCAGAAACTTTGTATGCCATTACCGTTTGGTAATCATCGTGAAAATCTGTTCGATGAAGCATGCTGATACGTTCCGGGAGCAGTATTTTCCGCGCTTCCAGTTCAGCAATACGCTTCTCTGATGCTTCAAGTAACGCCTGCTTATCGCGTAGCGCTTCTTCCAGTTCAGCAACATGGCATTCACTATCAATGAGGTTATTCTCTGCGGCTTCCAGCTCAACGCGCAGCCTCCCAACCGTAAGCGCAATCTCCTCGTTCTCCTGGTCGCGGCTTTTTATGTATTGCTGGTTTCTTTCCCGTTCATCCAGCAGCGCCAGCACGGTTTCTGGTCCGGTCAGAAATTTGAAGGCGTTGAGCGCATCAATATCCACACCGTAATCTTTAAGTTCCTGTTCGCTTATCAGATCATCATCAACTGGCAACATTAACAGGCATTCCATTGCCGGAATTGCACGTTCTGCCGCCTCACGCAGTGCCTGATAGTTTATTTTGGTCATATCACATCACCCTGAAGCCGTTGCATTTACGTAAAAAATCGCAGATATAGCCCTTCATTTTTTCATGCCAATCTCGATCATTCCCATTGCACCAACCATCAGGTGGAGTCCAGTTTTCTATCAGAGCAGCCATTTTCTTTGCTTTCGCCGGAGTAGCTGTTGCGGTATCGCAGTAATGACGAGTGTCAACCAACGCATCCATACCATCGATATCAAGTACGCAAAACCATGTGTGATTCGGCATTCCAACAGATGGTATTTGTTGCCCACGTCGACGTTTATCAATAAGACATACACTCACTGCTTGCCTCCTTTACGCAACATCGCATTCAGATATTTGTTGTCATTAACAGAACCGAAACTCTTTCTCTTAAGCAATTCCTCTCTCGATGACATTGGCTTTACGCGTTGGCGAATAATCATTTCTGCCGGAAGAATGCCGGGATTGTATGCAAGTCCTCTCATGATTTACTCTCCACGAACTGGTCAACAGCCATGCTAAGTGACACACCTAAAGTCTCGATATGTTGCTGAATATCCTGTAGCGTCTGCGCCTGAGATAACAGGATTTCACGGTTGCATAACTCTTTAACCAGATGCTCAAACTTGCTGTAATAACCGATACGACTTAGTGTTTCTTTGCCTGCATTCTCGCCTTCTTTGATAATTCCTCTTTCGCTAAGAATCAGATCGTGTTTGGTTCCGGTAATAACGTATTTTCCGAGGTCGATGTTTAGCTTCATTGTTAATTACTCCATGTTAATTTATTCGTATGCCTGCTCTTTCTTCATCGAGTTTTTTTAGCTTGTATCGCATAGCTCTTACTGAATAAATTGAGCGGCAGGTTGCAATTGCTATTTCTTCTGCGGAGAACTTACCGAAAAGTGATACTTCGGCTCTTGTCCATCGTCTTCCACGAAGTCGGCTAACAATGTCAGCGCCAATCCTTGTTGCTTTCGCCATTACTGCTTTTTCAGTCCTTTCCAGTTTTTCAGCGATAACTTCAACTGGCATTGTCGCCGCTACTTCGCGTAAGAAATCGACTTCCCATTTCTCCCATGGAGTCTTTTTCATAGGCGATACCGTTATTTGATAAGAAGTGAAGGTTTCCCAACTTTGAGTTGAGCGCTGGGGATATTTATTCCTGCTTTTAGTTGGTGTTTGATTGCCAACTTGTCGGCTTTAATTGTCGTTTCAAACTCAACGTATTCAGGAGGAATGGCGCTTGAGTCGATGATTTCTACAGTTTCTGACGGTTTGCGGATTGTTACCTGGTGAATACCTGCTCGAATCTTTTTCTTGCCAACCATTTCAAGCGATGACGCTATATACGCCATAATGTTGTCAATCTTATTTTGAATTACTGCGGCTCGTTCATTTAGTGACTTTGCCTCTTCCTTGAGGCATTCAGCATAACCAGATTCATTTTTAATAATGGCAAGAAGTTGCTCTATTTTATCGGTAAATTCTCCTTCCATGCCTTCTATTGTGTCAGCAATCATCTCTGGTTCTAAATCTGAATCCATCAGCTTTGCGTATTCATTGGCAATTTCATACAGTTTGCTCATTTGCCATTCCTCTCAGTGGAGATCCCAGAAGAAACCTCAGCAACTATCCTTGCCTCGCAGGCGTCGACAAAGCTACCAAACGACCCAAGATACTCATTCATGAATGTGGCTCTCCATTTTCCTCTTTGCTTGTGAAACCCAACTCCAGTAATGCCAGATGTGTTATTTTTCTGTTTTCTCTTGTTCAGAAGATTTATTTGCTGAGAGACGCACCTAAGGTTTTCTATTCGGTTATCACTCGGGTTTCCATTGATATGGTCTATTACCATCCCTTCTGGAATTTCACCGTGGTGAATTTCCCATACAACCCTATGCACGTATTCTCTTTTTCCGTTAATGCTTACAATGCAATGGCCAGATTTTGTTTTTCCTCCTGCCTTATCACCAGCCCTCATCCATCGTGCTGGCTTAATCCGCCAAAAAAGCAATCCATCTTCATAACGAAACAATTCAGACGCTTTCATGCCGAATCTCTATTTTTTCTTTACATTCCATGTAGACTGCCTGGACGTTTTGTTGCAGCTTCATACCATGTGTGAGCCTGTAGGCATTAGCGAAGATGCGCTTAAGGTCATCCATGTTTTCAGCCTGAGCCATTTCATCACAAAGAAGTTGTGCTTTATCCGTTATTTCCTGCTGGCGTTTCCGTTCATCTTCGCGGATATCTTCCTCTGATTTGTGCGGCATAACTGGTTCAGTCCACACACCTTCTTCTTCGTTTAGTACGTGAATAGCACTATCAAGACGTGATGCCTTAGGCCAATACTTGCTTGCACGCTTTACGACCGTCTTTCGCGCCATCTCATTCCAGTGATTTACCCATGGTCCTTTATCGCTGAAGGCCGCCTTGCTTGTTTTCCTTACAGCCTCAATTTCAGCCAGACTCATCTCTTCCGTTAGATAATCACCTGCTGGCGTCTTAACTGTGCAGTAAACGCCAACGATATCACCACGATCACCGAAGGCGTTGTATTTATGGGTTGGTGCTTTATCAAGCCCGTTTGACTCATAGGTATCGTTAGCATGAACAAGTTTTGCCTGACCCCATGAGATAACACCAGACTCCATTGCAATATGGAGCAATCCCATATAACTGATATCAAGGCACACCATGCCGTCGCGCGGAACCAGATAAGCCAGTTTGCTGGCCGGGTTTAAGGTGATGCCGATCGCCGCAACATTGATGATGGCGTTCTGTGCGCTGGTTGGATTTGCCAGTGCTGTTTTAGCCAGGTAATCGTTTTTCTGGAAATACTGAATTGCAAACTGGCTTTCCTTAGCCCATGTCACCGTCTGTTCAGTCAATGCTCCGCAGAATAACTGCTCCTGCTGTTTAACGAATTCAACGATATTGCTCATGCAGCTTCTCCAAAAATGTGTCTGCGTTTGAATATTGCGAAGGCATATTCAGCCTTAACTCTTTCGGTTATTGCATCCCAGAACCATTCAGCGGCTTTTTCCTGATAGTTACAGTCATCATCTTCCAGCCAGTCGATAGCGTCCTTAGTGTGTTCATCTGGTTTATATGAGCGAAGCATTTCGCTTATTGGGTCGCAACGTTTGCAGAGGCGATCAACTTCACTGTTGATTCGTTCGTAATCTTCATCAGTAAAACTTGCGATTATTTGCGATATTTCACGCTTATCATTCAGAGTCAGAATCATCATCTTTCTCCTGTTCTTTGTGCTGATTGAGCATTTCTTTCATCTGACGAATGAATTCTTCGTCTGACCAGTTATCTGTAAAACTCATTTCCTGCGATACCACGGAAGGTTGATAGCTGATTTCATCGCTTTATTTGCTTCAAGCCACATTTTTGAATCACCAATAAATCGGGCTATTACTGCTTTGTTCTGTGCAGCACGAAGCATCTGGTGATTAATGGCTATTTCATTGCGCATAACGCCTCCAGTTGTTTCTTTGCTGCTCTGATTAATTGTTTAACTCGGCGTGATAATTCAGATTCGTGCGGGTAGAAAGCGGACATGACGCCGCTACCCGCGAGCTGAAAGTGCATCATGGGTAACTCCTTATATTTGATTGCATAACGAAAACGCCTCGAGTGAAGCGTTATTGGTATGCATATAAAAAAGCCATCACATTGGAGGGCAAAGAAGATTTCCAATAATCAGAACAAGTCGGCTCCTGTTTAGTTACGAGCGACATTGCTCCGTGTATTCACTCGTTGGAATAAATACACAGTGCAGTGTTTATTAGTATGCCTGTCTTTTAACCACATCAGGCTCGGTGGTTCTCGTGTACCCCTACAGCGAGAAAAATAGTAAAATCCTCTTACCCCTACAGTAAGAGAGTGATTTATATGTCTGATGAAAAAGGAATAATAAGTAGGATTACAGATGCAGTTTCTGGTGCCGGAGGTGCTCTGATGAGTGCTGTTGGCGCAGTAAAGGAAATCCAGAAAATGCAAATAGACTACTCAGTAAAAGAAAAAACATACGAACTTGTCGATAAGCTCATGGATGCCCAACAGCAGCAAATGTCACTTAATGAGCTTTTGATGATTTCTAAGGATAAGATTATTGAGCTTGAAGAAAAGATAAATCGAGCTTCTAAGTGGGAAGAGGAAAAGAAAAACTATGAGATGTATACACCTACTGTTGCTACGGTGGTTTATCGTCTCAAAAAATCGGCAAATACCGGTCAGCCAATGCACTATCTTTGCGCTCAATGCTATGAATCTTCTGTGAAATCCATACTTCAATACGAAGGATTTGCACCACCTTCTAACCATAGGATGAGATGCCATAGGTGTAACGCCTCCTATCTGTTCCCTAAATCTGCATTTTCTAAATAAGTGATATAGATTTACCTTTAATTTTCTGGCGTCCTCTGCATGTTATGCCGCGTTCGCCAGGCTTGCTGTACCATGTGCGCTGATTCTTGCGCTCAATACGTTGCAGGTTGCTTTCAATCTGTTCGTGGTATTCAGCCAGCACCGTAAGGTCTATCGGATTCAGTGCGCTTTCTACTCGTGATTTCGGTTTGCGATTCAGCGAGAGAATAGGGCGGTTAACTGGTTTTGCGCTTACCCCAACCAACAGGGGATTTGCTGCTTTCCATTGAGCCTGTTTCTCTGCGCGACGTTCGCGGCGGCGTGTTTGTGCATCCATCTGGATTCTCCTGTCAGTTAGCTTTGGTGGTGTGGTAGGTGGGAGACCCATTTCGACCTGCTTCGGCCGACTTCAATTCGGCAATAGTTCCGCAGGCCTCGCCGCTTTACGTGCGACATATTCCCATCCATGAACCCTTCACCACACCCCAAAGCCTTCTGCTTTGAATGCTGCCCTTCTTCAGGGCTTAATTTTTAAGAGCGTCACCTTCATGGTGGTCAGTGCGTCCTGCCGATGGCTAAATAGTACGATTTGTACTTTATCGAGTCAATACAAAATGTTCTAAATATAATTAGTTTTTTATAACGCTTTGTATTTAATGGGTTTATATTTTGGAAAAAGAAAACCCGACGCTAAGGTCGGGTTATTGTTGTGTGTTTTAGAGTGGTGAGGCTGTTAACTAAATGTCTCTTCAGGCCACTGGCTGGCGATAACTTTCCCTACTACGGAACAGCTATCATTGCATGGAATCATTGGATATTGCGGGTTTAGTGGCTGTAGGAACACCTGACCGCTATCCCTGATCAGTTTCTTGAATGTAAACTCGTCACCACCAAGTCTGGCTATGCAGAAATCACCTGGCTCAACAGCCTGCTCAGGGTCAACGAGAATTAACATCCCGTCAGGAAAGCTTGGCTTGGATCCTGTTGGCGCGGTCATGGAATTACCTTCAACTTCAAGCCAGAACGCACAATCACTGGCTTTTTTGGTTGTGCTGACCCATCTCTCCGCATCACCTTTGGTAAAGGTTCTAAGCTCAGGCGAGAACATCCCGGCCTGAACATGAGAAAAAACAGGGTACTCATATTGTTTTTTAACGGGGGCAGATGAGTATTCGCCAACAGGTGAAAATGTACCGTCGTGGTTGAATGAGACGTTATCAATACCAAGGTATTTAAACACCACACCAATCTCGTCAAGAGATGGATGACGAGATCCGCGCAACCAGTGACCAATTCCACCCTGCGTCATACCAAGCTCTTCAGCTAACTTCTCTTGAGTTATGCCGAGCTCTTTCATTCTGGATCTAGCCAGTTCATACCATTTCATTTTCATACCCTTATTATTACGCTCTGTACTAAAACCATCCATGCACAAGATGTATTTTTTGTTTGCATTCTAAAAGTACATATCGTATTATTGTTTCATGGTTACTATGGAGGGCATATGAGCAACCTACGAAAATATCGAGAGTCACTGAATATCTCTCAAACAACACTTGCTAAGGCAGTTGGATGCACACAGGGAGCTATCGGACATTGGGAATCTGGTCGTCGCTTCCCAGACCTTAAAACATGCCGTGCTCTTGTTGAGTGCCTAAACAAGTTAGGCGCAAAAGTCAGTCTTGATGACGTGTTCCCGCCGGAACACAAAGCCGCTTAAGACATTCCCGCTCTTACACATCCCAGCCCTGAAAAAGGGCATCAAATTAAACCACACCTATGGTGTATGCATTTATTTGCATACATTCAATCAATTGTTATCTAAGGAAATACTTACATATGGTTCGTGCAAACAAACGCAACGAGGCTCTACGAATCGAGAGTGCGTTGCTTAACAAAATCGCAATGCTTGGAACTGAGAAGACAGCGGAAGCTGTGGGAGTTGATAAGTCGCAGATCAGCAGGTGGAAGAGGGACTGGATTCCAAAGTTCTCAATGCTGCTTGCTGTTCTTGAATGGGGCGTCGTTGACGACGATATGGCTCGATTGGCACGACAAGTTGCTTCGATTCTCACCAATAAAAAACGCCCGGCGGCAACCGAGCGTTCTGATCAAATCCAGATGGAGTTCTGAGGTCATTACTGGATCAATCCACAGGAGTAATTATGACATACGAAAATGACAAATTCCAGGTTCTGAAGAGCATGAAGGTTCCAGATGATTTTAAATCAAATGGCTTTGTTTATGTGCTTTCGAATGAGTGCATGCCAGGAATTTATAAGATTGGGATGACTAAGCATTCACCAGAAGTTAGGGCTAAAGAAATTTCAGCCTCTACTGGCGTTCCTAAGCCATTTAAGGTGATAGCAGCCTTTCATTCAAATAATCCCGCATCAGATGAAAAACTCATTCATAAAGCCTTTGCAAAAGAGAGGCTTAGTGATAATCGAGAGTTTTTCAAGCTTGAAGATAATGATCTTTCTGAATCTCTAAATGAAATAAGGGCGCTGGTTGGCCCTGAAAGAAATGGCGAGACGGCAGAATACGCAATTTACGACTCATTCATTTCTTTTCGCCATGAAAATGAGCTTGATCTTAATGAGGAGCTTATAGAGCAAGGTCTGGGTAGTGTAGTTGGTCATCTTCCTGCGGTGAAAAATTTCCTTATTCGCGCCGGAATTGATTACGCGAAGCAACTGATAAGCAAATATAACTCATCGATAGTTATTAATACAGATGGCAGTGTGGTGATGGTTAAGTCTCTTGAAGCCCAATGCTTTGATGCGGAGGTTGGAAATGAGCCTTGCTGAAGTATTTTACCTGCCGAAGAGTGAACCTGTTGAACAGGAGCGAAGAGTGGCTGATATCGATGATGGTTACACCAGATTCGCTAACGAGCTGCTGGAAGCTATCGCAAGTGCCGATTTAACCGCTCGCCAGTTGAAAGTTATGCTGGCCTACGTCCGGAAAACATATGGATTCAATAAGAAAACAGATCGAATAGCCGATGAGCAAATTGCTCAGTTAACAGGACTGTCAAGGCAGAATGTTAACAAGGCTAAAAAAGAACTGATTTCAATGAATTGCCTGTTTATGGATGGAAATCAAATCGGTGTAAACAGTGAGGTATCTGCGTGGCAATTCAGCAAGTGTCTCCAAGTTAGCAACTTTGTCTCGAAGTTAGAGACAAAAAATGTCTCCAAATTAGAGACACTCAATGTCTCGAAGTTAGAGACACACAAAAGACATTCTTTAAAGACAAAAGAAAATATTAATAAACCCCCTATATCCCCCAAAAAAGTTTCTCAGAAGTTCGACCCGCTAGAAACAGAGTTGCCTGATTGGTTATCAGCAGAAACATGGTTGTCGTGGGTTACCTATCGCAAGGAGATAGGTAAGTCGATCAAGTCTAAGCAAAGTGTCACTCAGGCTATCAACGTTCTAAGCAGAAGTCTGGAGAAGGGATATACACCTGAAGAAATTATAAACCAGAGCATCGCCAGTGGTTGGCAGGGGATTTTTGAGCCCAAGACTCCAAAGGGGAAATCTCAACCGAGGCCGCAGCATCGAGCTATGCAGGAAAACTTTGCCACCAAAGATTACGGACAAACTGAAATGCCTTCATGGGCGCAGGAGTGAACATGACGCTGGATGAAAAGATCTCCCAACTGGAGAAAAAACTTGCAGAATTGAGTTCTCCGCCAATTGCTATCGAGCATACAGCTGTAGAAATTGGCACTGGCATCTGTGAAAAACATGGTGAGTTTGAGCAGCGTAACCGTTACTCGACTGGGCCAATTAAGTTTGCCTCAAGACCTAGCGAATGCCCGGAATGCATGAGAGATGAGCTTATTCGGCTACAGGCAGAGAAGATTAAAATCGACGAAGAATCACGTAAGCGCAATGTCGAGTTTCTGTTGAATAATCTTGATATTCCTGAACGATTCAAGGGTTGCACACTACAGAACTACGAGCCAGTCAACGACGATGCAAAGAGAGTGCTCAGGGTGTGTCAGGCATACGCCAGCAAATGGCCTGAGAGGTTACAGAAAGGCGGTGGGCTGGTTATGTGTGGAAAGCCTGGTACTGGAAAGAATCATCTTGCACTGGCTATCGCCCGGCACGCAATTACGGAACATCAAAGCTCAGCTATTTTCACAACGGCGCTGAAAATTGCCAGAGAATATAAATCAACATGGTCGAAAAACTCCACCCGCACAGAGGATGAAGTGATCCGACAGTTCACTAAACCTGACCTGCTAATTATCGATGAGGTTGGTGTGCAGTTTGGAAGCGAGGCGGAAAAGATGATCATGTTCGAAATCATCAACACCCGCTACGAGCGCATGAAGCCAACAATCCTGATTAGCAACCAGAGCAAAGATGAACTGTCTGCATTCATTGGTGAGCGTGTTATTGACAGGATGAATGATGGCGGCGGGTGCACTCTTGCGTTTACATGGGATAGTTACAGGAGCAGATCGTGACTGGAAAAGAAATCATCCTGGAATATCTGAAAACTCATGAACAATTCTCCCCACATGAATTAGCACTGATCACCGGAATACAAAATAACAGAATCGCTCAAGCAGCAAGGCATATGGTGAAACAAGGACATTTGAGTGTTGTTGAGCGTAAGTGGAAGACGGTTATTTATGCAAAACGCAAAGTGAAGAAGGAGCCAATTAAAAGAAATCCAGATGGTAAGGGGTGGGGATGTGCAAATCCAATGACGGCGTTTATTAATAGGGCGCTTATGGAGGTAAGGCAATGACCATCTACATCACTGAGCTAATAACAGGGGCTATTTACACAGTAGCCCTTTTTTATTGGATTAAGAACGAGGGGGATCCTGATGGACACCGTTAACGGAATGTGTTCAGACGCACCGCGTGCCAAAAAATGTAAATGCGGAAAATCACCGACAATATTCGACATGGAGAACGGGTGCCAAATCTACTGCGCTAACCACGCCGCTGTGGCGGCCGCGAATTATCGCAGTGCGGTAACGGAGTGGAATAACCTGAAATCTGTTAGAGAGGGAAGTCATGAATCTTGACGAGCAAGATGCACAAACTATTAGCTCATACATAAGGGCATCAAGACCAGATTACAAAGGTCCGGTATTCGTAGATTTATCTCGCCTTGAGGAGATTTACATGTGGGAAGCAAAGCTACGTACGCATCTTTTTATTCGCAAGATGACTAGCAACATTACAAAACCAATGTAACTGGAGAGGTGAATATGAGCACACTCGCAGACCTTATTCATGCCGATATGGCGGAAGATGGAGCAAGGCGTAATAGGTACTGGAAATCATCAAACCTTCCAGTTTGTGAAAGATTCAACCACAGGCCAAAACCAAAACGTAGCCGGCGAGACAAAGTGTTGAAAAAACTCATGCAAATTAACATGGCTGGTTTTGTCAGATTCGTGAGTGAAACGACTAACGGGGATTGATATGGACGAATCAAGAAAGCGTATATGTGAGCTTGAATTGGAGCTTAGAAATTGTCGCAGAGACCTGGAGGCTGAAAGGGATAGGAGCGAAGACTTTCTTCGGCAGGCTAGGAGTTTTAGGGAGGCTCACGATTGTGCAGCAGAAATCATAAGTAAGATGGAGCGAAACAAACCTGAGATAACACTTCCGAGCACAAAGTTCTGGGCCGGTGCTGTCCCATGTTTTGAATCTCGAGAAATTATCGAAATTCTCCGCGCATCTGGAATCAAAGTGAAGGAGTAACGATGAAGCAAACAATCTTCCTCCGAAGTAAGCAACAACAGCAAGCCGCAATAAATGCCATCCTCTCAACACCACTCGATAAAGACAAGCCAGTCACAATCCGCATTACTGACTACAAGCGAAATCTTGACCAGAACGCAAAATTTCACGCGATGCTGGCGGATATCGCTCGTCAGGTTCAATGGTGCGATAAATGGTTAAAACCAGAACAATGGAAGGTTTTGTTGATCAGCGGTCATGCAGTGGCAACAAAGCAGGAAGCTGATGTTTTGCCCGGCCTTGAAGGCGAATACGTCAACATTCGCGAAAGCAGCGCGCAGATGAGCGTGAAGCGCATGGCAAGTCTGATCGAGTACACAACAGCCTGGGCTATTGGTCAGGGTGTCAGATTTACCGACAGGAGGTACGAATGAGACGACAGCGACGAAGTATCACCGACATCATCTGCGAAAACTGCAAATACCTTCCAACGAAACGCTCCAGAAATAAACGCAAGCCAATCCCAAAAGAATCTGACGTAAAAACCTTCAACTACACGGCTCACCTGTGGGATATCCGGTGGCTAAGACATCGTGCGAGGAAATGACAATGGATTATTCACAGTTAAGTGATTTTGAAATTAACAGAATGGTAGGAGACATAATTTTTAAAGGCCTTTGGGCATGTAAACCGGAAACGTCAGGGAATAACACCAACAAATGGTATTACGGAAATGCTGATACAACTTTTGAGCCATTAAACCCTTTACCTGACTACTGCAATGATCCGAGTGCCTCATGGCCGATTATTGAGAAACACAGGATTTCTATCTTAGACCAGTTAACTGAATGGTGTGTGGATGCAAATGGCGTAAGCCCAATATTTGATACCAGACCTCTCCGCGCCGCCATGATTGTCTTTCTCCTGATGCAGGACGCTAATAATGCTTAGCCCATCACAATCCCTTCAATACCAGAAAGAAAGCGTCTAGCGGGCTTTAACGTGCGCTAATTGCGGTCAGAAGTTGCATGTGCTGGAAGTTCACGTGTGCTCCGATTGCTGCGCAGAACTGATGAGCGATCCGAATAGCTCAATGTACGAGGAAGAAGACGATGAATGAGTTAATAAATGGCAATGCCATCAAAATGACAAGCATTGAAATCGCTGAGTTGGTTGGTAAGCGTAATGACAATGTGAAACGTACCATCGAAACGCTGGCTAAAAATGGTGTTATCCGGCTTCCTCAAATTGAGGTTTCCGAAAGAATCAATAACTTAGGATTCAATGTTCAGTACGAGCATTACGTATTCGAAGGCGAACAAGGTAAGCGAGATAGTATTGTTGTTGTAGCCCAGTTGTCGCCGGAATTCACCGCTCGCCTTGTTGACCGCTGGCGAGAACTTGAAGACGCTGCGGTTAATATCCCCAAAACTCTACCGGAAGCGTTGCGCCTTGCTGCTGACCTTGCTGAGCAGAAAATGCAACTGGAAAACCAGCTCGCAATTGCCGCACCTAAAGTTGAGTTTGCCGATCGCGTTGGCGAGGCCAGCGGAATTTTGATTGGAAACTTTGCAAAGGTTGTTGGAATTGGTCCAAACAAACTGTTTGCGTGGATGCGCGATCACAAAATCCTTATTGCTTCAGGTTCCTGGCGCAATGTGCCAATGCAGGAATATATGGATCGCGGCTATTTCACAGTGAAAGAAACAGCGTTCAACACAAATCACGGAATACAGATATCGTTCACCACAAAAATCACCGGGCGTGGTCAACAGTGGCTGACCAGAAAGCTGCTCGATAACGGAATGCTGAAAGTAACAGGGGAGGCTGCTTAATGGCTAACCTACGCAAAGAAGCGCGCGGCAGAGAATGCCAGGTACGTATTTACGGCGTATGCAATGGCAACCCTGAAACTACAGTTCTGGCACATTACCGGATGGCTGGAATTTGCGGAACGGGAATGAAGCCTGACGACCTGATCGGTGCATGGGCTTGTAGTGCGTGTCACGATGAAATCGACCGACGCACCCATAATCTCGACAACAAAGACGCCAGACTTTACCACCTCGAAGGCGTGATCAGAACGCAGGCGATACTGCTGAGGGAGGGGAAGATTAAGTCATGAACGAATATCAGTTTGTGCTTCCATACCCGCCGTCGGTGAATACCTACTGGCGAAGACGGGGAAGCCAATATTACATAAGCGATAAAGGCCAGAAATACCGAAAAGACGTCCAGCAAATCATCCACCAACTCAAGTTAGATATTTTCACCAAATCACGACTCCGCATCAAAGTCATCGCAGACGTTCCAGACTCCCGCCGCCGCGACCTCGACAACATCCTGAAAGGTTTACTCGACTCCCTTATCCACGCCGGATTTGCGTAAGATGACGAGCAATTCGATGACATTCGCGTAATTCGTGGCGTGAAAGTTCCAGGCGGAAGGCTTGGAATAAAAATCACCGAACTGGAGAACGCATGAACGCCACAATTCAAACGATACCAGAGCTTCTTATCCAGACACGAGGCAATCAGACCGAAGTGGCGAGGATGCTTTCCTGTGCAAGAGGAACAGTGCTCAAGTACAACCGAGACAGCAAAGGTGAGCGTCACGTAATAGTTAACGGCGTCCTGATGGTCAAACAGGGCAAGAGGGGAAGACGATGAGCATAAGAGAACTAAACCTCACCAAAGAGCAGCACGAGTGGCTGAATGGCTGGCTTGAACTGTGGGGAGCATGGGTTTATTCAGGTCGTCTGGAAAAGCGCATGAGCAGCGTAATAGCTAAGTTCATGGAGAGCGTAGAGCCGGGAAGAGTTATGACAAGGCCAATGTGTAATGATGATGATGGAATGTTGATTTCTCAGGTCGTCGATTCCGTCATGTACATTGACAAGAAAGCCTTTGGCATCCTCCTCAGCTACTACGCTCATGGTTCATCTAAGCGAGCAATTGCATCCTACTATCACGCGACTGCAAAGCCACGCAAGATGTGTGGACGTGGTGGCGAGGGATGTAGAAAACCTTCACTGGCAACCTGTAGAAACGAAATTGACGACATCCTGAAAGCGTCGTTATTTGTTTTGTACCAGCCAATGCAAAATGCTTTCAAAATGCGTAAACGTGTTGAGAAAGTTAAGCATGTTGCTGTTAAAAGCCTTGACATGCAATTATCCATTTAGCCATAATTAGAAGGTAAGCTGCCGTTAGTGACTCTTAAGTTGCAACGGTGGCTTTTTTTATTTGGGTCAGTCGTATAAAGGTCATTACGGAAGGCTGTTAACCTTCTTATCGTGGTTCGAGCCCACGCTGTCCCGCCAAACATGCTGGTTTAGCTCCAATGGTAGAGCAGTCGCCTTGTAAGCGAATGGGTAGCGGTTCAAGTCCGTTAACCAGCACCATAACTGAGCCGTAGCCACTGGCTATCCTGAATTCATCAGTGATAGTTACGCTGCGGCCTTCTACACATGATCTTCGTGAAAGCGGGTGGCAGGAGGTCGCGCTAACAACCTCCTGCCGTTTTGCCCGTGCATATCGGTCACGAACAAATCTGATTACTAAACACAGTAGCCTGGATTTGTTCTATCAGTAATCGACCTTATTACTAATTAAATAGAGCAAATCCCCTTATTGGGGGTAAGACATGAAGATGCCAGAAAAACATGACCTGTTAGCCGCCATTCTCGCGGCAAAGGAACAAGGCATCGGGGCAATCCTTGCGTTTGCAATGGCGTACCTTCGCGGCAGATATAATGGCGGTGCGTTTACAAAAACAGTAATCGACGCAACGATGTGCGCCATTATCGCCTGGTTCATTCGTGACCTTCTCGACTTCGCCGGACTAAGTAGCAATCTCGCTTATATAACGAGCGTGTTCATCGGCTACATCGGTACTGACTCGATTGGTTCGCTTATCAAACGCTTCGCTGCTAAAAAAGCCGGAGTAGAAGATGGTGGAAATCAATAATCAACGTAAGGCGTTCCTCGATATGCTGGCGTGGTCAGAGGGAACTGATAACGGACGGCAGAAAACCAGAAATCATGGTTATGACGTCATTGTTGGCGGAGAGCTATTCACTGATTACTCCGATCACCCTCGCAAACTTGTCACGCTAAACCCAAAACTCAAATCAACAGCAGCCGGGCGCTATCAGCTTCTTTCCCGTTGGTGGGATGCCTACCGCAAGCAGCTTGGCCTGAAAGACTTCTCTCCAAAAAGCCAGGACGCTGTGGCATTGCAGCAGATTAAAGAGCGTGGCGCTTTACCGATGATTGATCGCGGTGATATCCGTCAGGCTATCGATCGTTGCAGCAATATCTGGGCTTCACTGCCGGGGGCTGGTTACGGTCAGTTCGAGCATAAGGCTGACAACCTGATTGCAAAATTCAAAGAGTCTGGCGGAACGGTCAGAGAGATTGAGGTATGAGCAGAGTCACCGCGATTATCTCCGCTCTGGTTATCTGCATCATCGTCTGTCTGTCATGGGCTGTTAATCATTACCGTGATAACGCTATCGCCTACAAAGAGCAGCGCGATAAGGCCGCATCCATCATCGCTGACATGCAGAAGCGTCAACGTGATGTAGCAGAACTCGACGCCAGATACACAAAGGAGCTTGCTGATGCTAACGCGACTATCGAAAGTCTCCGTGCTGATGTTTCTGCTGGGCGTAAGCGCCTGCAAGTCGCTGCCACCTGTGCAAAGTCAACGACCAGAGCCAGCGGCATGGGCGATGGAGAAAGCCCAAGACTTACAGCAGATGCTGAACTCAATTATTACCGTCTCCGAAGTGGAATCGACAGGATAACCGCGCAGGTTAACTACTTGCAGGAGTACATTAGGACGCAGTGCTTAAAATAATTTTAATTGCACTGAAATTTAACAAGTGACTTTCAGGAAAATGCCTCGCAGAAGCGGGGCTTTTTTATGTCCGCAGTAAACGCGCTTCACACGCGCGAGTTATGAACACAGAACCTTTCAGGATGACCCTTGAGGATGCCGGTTTGGTAATCGGTGCCTTTCTGTGGGCCGGAATCCTGTGTGACAAGGTTCATCACTAAAAGGTAATCACCGATGAAGCACCAAATAGTTATTGTCAATGGTGTGTCCGTTCGTGTTGATGAGGATGGACGCTACAACTTAAACGATCTCCATGCAGCAGCAGTTGCAAATGGAGAGGCTACAGAGCAACAGCGCCCAAGCCAGTTTTTGCGTAGCGCGCAGATAAAACGCTTCATAAAAGCACTGGAGGCCAAAGTGCAAAAAAGCACTTTGGAACAAATTCAACCACTTAAAATAATCAAAGGTGGTGCAGAACCAGGTGTGTGGGGTGTTGAACTTCTGGCAATCAGATATGCAGCATGGATTAAGCCGGAATTTGAAATCGAAGTTTATGAAGTTTTCAAAACGGTCGTCCGTCTCGGCGTTGGCGCAATGTCCCGTCTGAATAGAATCGATCACATCATCAATACTGAAACCAAAGCGATAAGCCAGTGCGCAAGCCAAATGGCTAAGTGGGGCGTTGGTGGGCGAAAAAGATTGCTTCATGTTGCACGTGAGAGAGCGGCAAATGAAGTGCAAATGTATTTGCCCGGAATGGTGTGATTTCGCAGGTTAATCCAGTTTTTGCATTACGGCAGTACCACGAAGCAACCAAAGCCAGTAAGTGGGGAAATAACACTGGCAGCCACTGAAAGATGAACCTCCAGCCTTATGGCAAAAAAGATTCTTTGTGGTGGCGGACTGATGGAAAGACATCCTAATCAAGCAACCACTCCACAGGGTCATAATTATGAACGACCAGCAAATCGAAAAAGAAATCGTTGAGAAAGGCCAAACGGCACCGCGAATCACCCCGCAGCACATCGAAGACGTGATTAAAAGCGAGCATTACTTTACTGCTTATGATGGACGAAATGGTGCCATTTCCAGCAACGAATATTGTGGCAGGGAAAAACCAGAAGAAGGCGATCGTGATTTATCACCATTGAAGTTGCTCACTTTCTGCGTACTGGTGCTGAAGAATGGCTTCACCGTCACCGGAGAGAGCGCCTGTGCAAGCCCGGAAAACTTTGATGCAGAAATTGGTCGGAAGATTGCCCGGCAAAATGCTGTAAACAAAATCTGGATGCTCGAAGGTTACTTGCTGAAGCAGAAGCTAAGCGAACAGTAGTTATTACAAAAGCCATTCCATACAGAGTGGCTTTGATAATGGCTTATACCCTACACGGGATAACTTAACTGATATCCCTTTTAACGGATAAACGGAGCCAACAATGGCAGAGATTATTCCCATGACTGAAGAACAGAAATTCCAGTTAGAGATTTACAAGCTGGTCATGAACCAGAACGCAGCCGCAGAAGAAGCATTTCAGTTCATTGGCACTGACGAGCTGAAGCTTGAGCTATTCAAAATTCACTTCCAGTCAGGCGGCGCTAATTCAGATATCACGATCCGCACATTCGAAGCGGTGCGTAAATCGAAGGAAGCGTTAGACCTGTTCACCACCGGAGCATAAACATGGCGCGCCCAACAAAGTATCAAGAGGCGTATGCCGAACAGGCACGCAAACTGTGCTTGCTGGGCTACACCGATGCAGAACTTGCTGATTTCTTTGAAGTCAGTGAGTCAACTATTAACAAGTGGAAGCTTGATTATCCTAAGTTTTCGGAGTCCATAAAAAAGGGTAAGGCCGTCGCTGATGCAGAAGTTAGTGACCGTCTTTATCAACGCGCTATGGGCTTCGTGGCTCCAGACATCGATATTCGTGTTATTGAAAACAGAATTGTCGAAACTCCGCTTGAGAAGTATTACCCGCCTGATACAACCGCTGCCATCTTCTGGCTTAAGAATCGACAGAAGGATAAATGGCGCGACAAGGTTGATCATGAGCTAACAGGCAAAGACGGCGGCGCAATCCAGATTGAAACATCACCGATGAGTACTCTATTCGGAAAATGACCTCGATTAATCCTATCTTTGAACCGTTCATTGAGGCGCATCGCTACAAAGTCGCCAAAGGCGGTCGAGGTAGCGGTAAGTCATGGGCAATTGCGAGGCTGCTTGTTGAAGCGGCGCGTCGGCAGCCAGTGCGTATTCTCTGCGCTCGTGAACTGCAAAACAGTATCAGCGATTCGGTAATCCGGTTGCTTGAAGACACTATCGAGCGGGAAGGGTATTCGGCTGAGTTTGAAATTCAGCGTTCAATGATTCGTCATCTCGGAACGAATGCTGAGTTCATGTTCTACGGCATCAAAAACAACCCGACGAAGATTAAATCGCTCGAAGGCATTGATATCTGCTGGGTGGAAGAAGCGGAAGCGGTAACGAAGGAATCATGGGATATCCTGATTCCAACCATCCGCAAGCCGTTTTCCGAAATATGGGTGAGCTTCAACCCTAAGAACATCCTCGACGATACCTATCAGCGATTCGTTGTAAATCCTCCCGATGATATTTGTCTGCTGACGGTGAACTACACCGACAACCCGCATTTTCCTGAAGTCCTCCGTCTGGAGATGGAAGAGTGTAAACGCAGAAACCCGACACTGTATCGTCACATCTGGCTTGGTGAGCCAGTGAGCGCAAGTGATATGGCAATTATCAAACGTGAATGGCTTGAAGCCGCAACCGATGCGCACAAGAAACTAGGATGGAAAGCGAAAGGTGCGGTTGTCTCTGCGCATGACCCATCAGATACAGGGCCAGATGCTAAAGGTTATGCATCGCGTCACGGTTCGGTAGTTAAGCGTATTGCCGAAGGTCTGCTGATGGACATCAACGAGGGCGCTGACTGGGCTACTTCGCTGGCGATTGAAGACGGCGCTGACCACTACCTGTGGGATGGCGATGGTGTCGGTGCCGGACTACGCAGACAGACAACGGAAGCGTTCTCCGGCAAGAAAATCACCGCCACGATGTTCAAGGGCAGCGAATCGCCATTCGATGAAGATGCGCCGTATCAGGCCGGAGCATGGGCTGATGAAGTCGTGCAGGGCGACAACGTTCGCACTATTGGCGATGTATTCCGCAATAAGCGAGCGCAATTCTATTACGCGCTGGCTGACAGGCTGTATCTGACATATCGGGCGGTTGTCCACGGTGAGTATGCAGACCCCGACGACATGCTGAGTTTCGACAAAGAAGCGATAGGCGAGAAGATGCTGGAGAAGCTGTTTGCAGAACTGACGCAGATTCAGCGCAAATTCAATAACAACGGGAAGCTGGAGCTTATGACTAAGGTCGAAATGAAGCAGAAGCTAGGTATTCCATCTCCTAACCTGGCTGATGCGCTGATGATGTGTATGCATTGCCCGGCATTGGTCCGCGAAGAAACTGAAATATACGTTCCCTCATCCTCCGGTTGGTAAACATGGCAGAGACATTAGAGAAAAAACATGAGCGGATCATGCTCAGGTTTGACCGCGCCTATTCTCCACAGCAGGAAGTGCGCGAAAAGTGCATTGAAGCTACGAGGTTTGCTCGTGTCCCCGGAGGTCAATGGGAAGGAGCAACGGCGGCTGGAACTAAGCTTGATGAGCAGTTCGAGAAGTATCCTAAGTTTGAAATCAATAAGGTAGCAACTGAACTTAACCGCATCATTGCAGAATACCGCAATAACAGAATCACTGTTAAGTTTCGTCCTGGTGACAGAGAGGCAAGCGAAGAGTTAGCCAATAAATTAAATGGTCTGTTCCGTGCTGACTACGAAGAAACTGATGGCGGTGAGGCTTGCGATAATGCATTTGACGACGCTGCTACTGGTGGTTTCGGTTGCTTCCGTTTGACGTCGATGCTGGTCAATGAATACGACCCCATGGACGATCGTCAGCGTATTGCTATTGAACCAATATACGACCCGTCGCGCTCTGTGTGGTTTGACCCTGACGCTAAGAAGTACGACAAATCTGACGCGTTGTGGGCGTTCTGCATGTATTCGTTGTCACCTGAAAAATATGAGGCTGAATACGGAAAGAAACCTCCTGCTTCTCTGGATGTAACGTCTATGACCAGTTGGGAATATGACTGGTTTGATGCAGATGTTATTTACATAGCGAAGTATTACGAAGTTCGTAAAGAGTCTGTTGACGTCATCAGTTATCGACATCCAATCACTGGAGAGATTGCAACATACGACAGTGATCAGGTTGAAGAAGATATTGAAGATGAACTGGCAATAGCTGGATTTCATGAAGTGGCAAGGCGCTCAGTGAAGCGCCGTCGTGTGTATGTATCCGTAGTGGATGGTGATGGTTTCCTTGAGAAACCTCGGCGTATTCCTGGTGAACATATCCCCCTCATCCCGGTTTATGGAAAACGCTGGTTCATTGATGACATTGAGCGTGTCGAAGGGCACATTGCAAAAGCAATGGATCCACAGCGTTTGTACAACCTTCAGGTTTCAATGCTGGCTGATACTGCAGCGCAAGACCCCGGTCAGATCCCTATAGTTGGCATGGAGCAAATTCGTGGACTTGAGAAGCACTGGGAGGCTCGCAACAAGAAACGCCCAGCGTTCTTGCCGTTGCGCGAAGTGAGAGATAAATCTGGCAACATTATCGCTGGAGCTACCCCTGCAGGATATACACAGCCTGCGGTTATGAATCAGGCATTGGCTGCATTACTACAGCAAACCAGTGCAGATATTCAGGAGGTTACAGGCGGCAGTCAGGCCATGCAGCAGATGCCAAGTAATATTGCTCAGGAAACGGTTAACAACTTGATGAACAGAGCAGATATGGCTTCGTTTATCTATCTGGACAATATGGCGAAAAGTCTTAAACGCGCTGGTGAAGTATGGCTGTCAATGGCGCGTGAAGTGTACGGTTCAGAACGTGAAGTGCGCATCGTTAACGAAGATGGAAGTGATGATATCGCTGTCCTGAGCGCACAGGTTGTTGACAGGCAAACAGGGGCTGTTGTTGCGTTAAATGACCTTTCTGTCGGTCGATACGATGTGACGGTTGATGTTGGACCAAGCTACACAGCACGACGTGATGCAACGGTTTCTGTACTGACAAATGTCCTTAGCTCTATGCTTCCAACAGACCCAATGCGCCCGGCAATTCAGGGTATTATTCTGGACAATATCGATGGCGAAGGCCTTGATGACTTCAAAGAGTACAACCGAAACCAACTGCTGATATCTGGCATTGCAAAACCACGCAATGAGAAAGAGCAGCAGATTGTTCAACAGGCGCAAATGGCAGCACAAAGCCAGCCAAATCCTGAAATGGTTCTCGCTCAGGCGCAAATGGTAGCAGCGCAGGCAGAAGCGCAAAAAGCAACTAACGAAACTGCTCAAACTCAAATCAAAGCATTTACTGCCCAGCAGGATGCGATGGAGAGTCAGGCAAACACTGTCTATAAACTGGCTCAAGCCAGAAACATCGATGACAAAGCAGTGATGGAGGCAATACGCCTTCTGAAAGATGTCGCCGAGTCACAACAACAGCAATTCCAGTCACCACCACAGTCTCCGGCAGACTTAATGCCGAGTTAACCAGGAGTAATCAATGGAAAACGAACTGATCATCGACGGTCAGGTTATTGGCCTGTCTGAAACACAGGAAAATGCAGAAGAAACCATCATCCAAACAGAGTCACAGCCTGAGAATGAAAGCCAGGATGACAACGGTAAAGAGGTGGCAACTGAGCCTGAAAAAACCGAAGAGACACCAGAAGATTACGCCTTGCGTATTGGTGATGAAGAAATTCAGCTTAACGCTGACGATGATGATCACATTGACGGGCAACCTGCACCGCAATGGGTGAAAGATCTTCGCAAAGGCTTCAAAGAAACACAGAAAGAAAACCGTGAGTTGCGCCGCCAGCTTGAGGAAGCATTAGCCAAGCCTGCGGAACATCAGCAACCACAACAAGACGCTATTCCACCAAAACCGACTCTTGAGTCGTGTGATTATGACGAACAGGCGTTTGAACAGGCATTGACTGATTGGCATGAGAAAAAAGGCCGTGTCGAACAGCAGCAGCAACAAAAACTACGTCAGCAACAGGAATACCAACAGCGTTTCCAGCAAAGGGTAGAAGCGCATAAACAACGGGCAGCCAAACTTCCTGTGAAAGATTATCAGGAAATGGAGGCCATTGTTCTTAGTGAGCTACCACCAATTCAGCAGGAAATCATCATTCACTGTGCAGACGAAGGCTCTGAACTACTCGCCTATGGCTTAGGTAAGAGCCAGCAATTACGCCAGCGTGTAGCCGCTGAGACAGATCCAATTCGCGCAGCATTCCTCTTGGGGCAGATTAGCAAACAGGTAAGCCTTGCTCCAAAACCAAAGAAAGCCATCAAGCCAGAGCCGGAAGTACGTGGTGGCGGTGCTGATGCGAAACAAGACGAATTCAACAAATTATGCCCCGGCGCAAAAATCGAATAAGGAAAAGATAAATGCCTAACAATCTCGACAGTAACGTCAGTCAAATCGTTCTGAAAAAATTCCTTCCGGGTTTTATGTCAGATTTAGTTCTGGCGAAAACCGTAGACCGTCAGTTGCTGGCAGGTGAAATCAACTCCAGCACTGGCGATAGCGTTAGCTTTAAACGTCCGCATCAATTCTCATCCCTCCGTACTCCCACTGGTGATATTTCAGGGCAAAATAAAAACAACCTGATCTCAGGTAAAGCTACGGGGAGTGTAGGTAACTACATCACTGTTGCTGTTGAATATCAGCAACTGGAGGAAGCGATCAAGCTTAACCAGCTGGAAGAAATTCTAGCGCCTGTTCGCCAGCGAATCGTTACCGACCTTGAAACAGAGCTTGCTCACTTCATGATGAATAACGGTGCGTTGTCACTTGGTAGCCCCAATACTCCAATCACCAAATGGTCTGATGTTGCGCAGACGGCATCTTTCCTGAAAGACCTCGGCGTTAATGAAGGTGAAAACTATGCTGTAATGGATCCATGGTCTGCACAGCGACTTGCTGATGCGCAGACTGGTTTGCATGCTTCAGATCAATTGGTTCGTACTGCATGGGAGAACGCACAGATCCCAACCAATTTTGGCGGCATTCGCGCACTGATGTCTAATGGGCTTGCCTCTCGTACGCAGGGGGCATTTGGCGGAACACTGACAGTCAAAACACAGCCGACTGTTACCTATAACGCAGTTAAAGACTCATACCAGTTCACTGTAACATTGACCGGAGCGACAGCCAGCGTTACAGGTTTTCTGAAAGCTGGTGATCAGGTCAAATTCACCAATACCTACTGGCTGCAACAGCGGACCAAACAGGCGTTGTATAACGGAGCCACACCAATTAGCTTCACTGCAACGGTTACTGCTGATGCTAATTCAGACAGCAGTGGCGATGTGACGGTTACGCTTTCTGGTGTTCCGATTTATGACACTACAAACCCGCAGTACAACTCTGTAAGTCGTCAGGTAGAGGCAGGCGATGCCGTATCTGTAGTTGGCACTGCTAGCCAGACAATGAAGCCAAACCTGTTCTATAACAAGTTCTTCTGTGGACTTGGCTCTATCCCACTGCCGAAACTGCACAGTATTGATTCTGCTGTTGCAACATATGAAGGTTTCTCCATCCGCGTACATAAATACGCAGATGGCGATGCCAACGTGCAAAAAATGCGCTTCGACTTACTGCCTGCATATGTGTGCTTTAACCCTCACATGGGCGGTCAGTTCTTCGGTAATCCGTAATAACAAGGGGCTTACGCCCCTTTTATGTTTTAAGGAAACAATATGGATCGGATGAGTGTATTCCTTGCCGCAGATAACGAATCCGGGCATGTACAGGCCGTTATCACAGAAAAAGACTTCCGTTTTTTCGAAAGGTTGGGCTTTGTTGCCTCAGTTGATGAATTGAAACCGACCAGTAAGCGAGGTCGTAAGGCGGCGGACAATGGCAACAGTACTGACAAAGGGTGAGATCGTCCTTTTTGCGCTTCGTAAGTTTGCTATTGCTTCTAATGCATCGCTTACTGATGTTGAGCCGCAATCAATTGAAGATGGTGTAAATGATCTGGAAGATATGATGTCCGAGTGGATGATTAACCCCGGCGACATTGGTTACGCTTTCGCAACTGGAGATGAGCAGCCATTACCAGATGATGAGTCAGGTCTTCCAAGAAAATACAAACACGCAGTAGGCTATCAGTTATTGCTGAGAATGCTATCTGATTACAGCCTTGAACCAACTCCGCAAGTTCTCAGTAACGCCCAACGCTCATATGATGCCTTGATGACCGACACTCTGGTTGTTCCTTCAATGCGACGACGTGGAGATTTTCCTGTAGGGCAGGGTAATAAATATGACGTGTTCACATCTGACCGATATTATCCAGGCGATCTCCCTCTGATTGATGGCGATATCCCAAACGCATAGGTGAATAAATGCCTATTCAGCAACTTCCGCTTATGAAAGGTGTCGGAAAAGACTTCCGAAACGCCGACTATATCGACTATCTGCCAGTGAATATGCTGGCTACACCCAAAGAAATCCTGAACAGCAGCGGATATCTTCGCTCATTCCCGGGCATTGCCAAACGTTCTGATGTGAACGGTGTATCTCGCGGCGTTGAGTACAACATGGCGCAGAATGCTGTTTATCGCGTATGTGGTGGCAAGCTGTATAAGGGCGAAAGTGAGGTCGGTGATGTTGCCGGAAGTGGTCGCGTATCAATGGCGCATGGTCGAACATCACAGGCTGTAGGCGTTAATGGTCAACTGGTCGAGTATCGCTATGATGGTACGGTTAAAACCGTCTCAAACTGGCCTACAGACAGCGGATTCACACAGTACGAGTTAGGTTCAGTTCGTGACATTACGCGCTTACGTGGGCGTTATGCGTGGTCAAAAGACGGAACTGATTCATGGTTCATCACTGACCTTGAAGACGAATCGCATCCTGACCGTTACAGCGCACAATATCGCGCAGAATCGCAGCCTGACGGCATCATTGGCATCGGAACATGGCGAGACTTCATCGTCTGTTTTGGTTCATCGACGATTGAATATTTTTCCCTGACAGGTGCAACCACTGTTGGTGCCGCTTTGTATGTCGCACAGCCATCGCTGATGGTGCAAAAAGGAATCGCCGGAACCTACTGCAAAACGCCGTTTGCTGATTCGTATGCGTTCATCAGCAATCCGGCAACAGGTGCGCCGTCTGTGTATATCATCGGCTCCGGTCAGGTATCACCAATCGCCAGCGCGAGCATTGAGAAAATCCTTCGTTCCTACACTGCTGATGAACTGGCTGATGGCGTGATGGAATCGCTGCGATTTGATGCGCATGAACTGCTGATTATCCATCTTATGCGTCACGTCCTCGTGTACGACGCATCTTCAAGCGCCAATGGTCCGCAATGGTGTGTGTTGAAAACAGGCCTGTATGACGATGTGTACCGCGCTATCGACTTCATTTACGAAGGAAATCAGATAACGTGCGGCGATAAGCTGGAATCGGTTACCGGGGAATTGCAATTCGACATCAGCAGCCAGTACGACAAGCAACAGGAACACCTGTTGTTTACTCCGTTGTTCAAAGCGGATAACGCCAGAGTTTTCGACCTTGAAGTTGAATCTTCAACTGGCGTTGCGCAGTACGCCGACCGCCTGTTCCTCTCTGCAACCAATGACGGCATAAATTACGGACGTGAGCAGATGATTGAGCAGAATGAACCGTTCGTTTACGACAAACGCGTTTTGTGGAAGCGAGTCGGGCGCATCAGGAAAAATGTCGGCTTCAAATTGCGCGTTATCACGAAGTCACCTGTCACTCTGTCTGGCTGCCAGATAAGGATTGAGTAATGGCGGATTCGAATCTCAATGTGCCGGTAATCATTCAGGCTACACGGCTAGACACATCAGTCCTTCCACGCAATATCTTCTCGCAGTCGTATCTGCTTTACGTTATCGCACAGGGCACTGATGTTGGTAACGTGGCTAACAAAGCCAACGAGGCCGGACAGGGCGCTTATGACGCACAAGTCAGGAACGATGAACAGGATGTGATTCTCGCTGACCATGAGCAGCGAATTTCTGCTGCGGAAGCAACACTTGTTAATCATGAGGAGCGAATCAGCCAGGCAGAATCAACTCTTCAGGAACATGAAACACGAATAGCTCAGAATGAAAGCGATATTGCGTCGCTTGATACCAGAGTTCAGTCGCTGGAATCGCAGGTTTCAGACCATGAATCGCGCATTGATGCTCTGGAGTATGCCACTACTCGCAAGAAGTCAGAGGTTGTTTACTCTGGCGTATCTGTAACCATCCCGACAGCGCCGACCAACCTTGTTAGCCTGCTGAAAACGCTCACGCCGTCATCCGGCACGTTGGCACCATTCTTCGACACCGTTAACAACAAGATGGTTGTGTTCAACGAGAACAAAACCTTGTTCTTCAAGCTGTCGATCGTCGGGACGTGGCCCAGCGGAACCGCAAACAGGTCAATGCAGCTAACCTTTTCCGGCTCTGTTCCTGACACACTGGTAAGCAGTCGCAACTCGGCGACAACAACCGATAACATCTTGTTAGCTACGTTCTTCAGCGTGGATAAAGACGGCTTTCTTGCCACAAATGGCAGCACGTTAACCATTCAGTCTAATGGTGCGGCGTTTACTGCCACAACCATCAAAATCATTGCGGAGCAGTGATGGAAATAAAGCTCATCGATAATCCGGTGAAGCTTGCAGAATTCCTCAATGATGCAAGTAATACCGGTAATATTGTAGATGTAGGTGACAAATACTTTATCAAACCAGATGCATTGTATCTTGGGGTATATGAGGGCATTGTACTTGCCGGAGTATTTGAGGTTAGGAGATTTTGGCATAACACAATTGAATGTCACAATATAACCAGCCCAGATTTCAGGGGGAAATACTCTCTTGAGGCTCACAGACTTTTTTGCAGGCATGCTTGTGAGTTTTATGACTTTGACGCAGCAGTTACATTTGTTCCAGAAAAGACGAAGTATGGTCGAGTTATAATTTCTCATCTTGGCGCAAGGCGCGTTGGGACAATTACACGCGCCTGCACCATGAATGGAGAAAAAGTTGATGCTGTAATGTATGAGATGACCAGGGAACAATTTATTGCTGCGTCATTGCCAGATAGCATGATTGTTATTGGCGAGCATAGCGTCCGAACAAAGTAG